AGCTGGAGTTGAAAGCCGAGAACGCATACAACCAAGCCATGACCGGGCACGTTGGTGTTTATCACCGCGACCATGAGGACCGGCACCGTGAAAAGGGGCGCAAGCGGTACATGGGAGCGAATGGAGGTGCAGATCGATGAAAATGGCCCTGATAGAAAACACCCTGCTCATCAAAGAGGCCGACACCGTCCAGTTTGCGGTGATCAAAAGCTGGGGCAAGATGAAGTGGTCGAAAACCACGCAGACCCTCTCCGGCACCGCAGACATTGAACTTCTGGACAAGCTGTCCAGCATCGTCAAGCTGCCGCCCCACATTGAAGCCCTGCGCCAGAGCCTCCACGACACGGCAGCTGCCGTCGATCAGGAGCGCATGAACGACAGCCCTGAGCCGCTTCTGGACTACCCGGTCAAGATGAAACTTTTTCGGCATCAAGTCCGTGGGGCGAACATGGCTGCAATGGTTTTCGGGTGGATTAACCCGAACGGAGGAAACACAACATGAGCGATATTCACAAAATGAGCCTGTCCTCGCTGCTCTGCCAGATCGATAGCATCAAGGACAACAGCGCATCCTTTCTCCCTTGCGAGGGGGAGCAGGACCCCGACAAGAAGATCTGGCAGGACGACGTGGACGCTTGCAACGCAGCCACCGAGATCATCAAGAAGCTCTGCGAGGAAAACTGCTTCTCGGTAGCCGAGGCAATCAGTTACATCGCACAGAGCAAGAAACTCCTGCAGGAATGGGGCAACCTCCATGCCAAGTACGAGGTGCCATCGCAGCCGGTCAAAAAGGACGGCGTATGGCACTGCCCGGATTGCAATCACAGGGTGAACCCGCACCACTCGCACTGCCACTGGTGTGGTACCCGACTGCTGGGAGGTGCAATCAGATGAGACGAAAGGTAACATTCATGCGGGTCGAAATCGAAAAGACCAAGCAGCCCCTGCCCGAAAACGGACACATCTTCGCCACCATGCCCCTGCGCAGAATCGTGCCGAACCCCTGCAACCCGGAATGGAAGCCCGCCACTTGCCCGATCTGCGGGCAGGACTGCTGGCTTCAGACCGGGAACGCCGAACTGGTCAAGCGGGTCTACCCAAGCGCAAAGTTCGTGTGCAGCGAATGCGCATGGACAGGAAAGGCGGCGGCAAACCAGTGAAAGAATACTTTTTTGTGCCGGTTTATCGGTGCCGCCTTTGTGGGGCGGTTTTCGACGATGGCCTACCGACTTGCAAAAAGCCGGAGGCTGCCCGAAAAGAACTTCTTGATTCTGCTTTTTTTTACAACAGGGCGAAAAAGCAGCTCCCGGTTCTTTCCCCGGAACTGTACGCAGTCCACCATTGCATAGATGGGAACTACGGCATCGCGGATCTCCGGGGTGTAAGAAAACTCATAGAGGGCGGTGGATTCGATGGGTAAAGGCTTCGGTTTCCTTTTTGAGATGGGCTGCGGCAAGACCCTGACCGCCATCGCCGTCACCGGGGCCGGGTACAAACTCGGCAAGATCAAGCGGGTGCTGATCGTGGCCCCCACCTCCGTCTGCGCCGTCTGGCCGAAAGAATTTGCAGACTATGCCGACTTCAGGTACACGGTCAAGACGCTGCTGGGCACAAAGCCCCAACGTCTCAAGGCCCTTGCCGACCTCGAAGCGTTTCCCTTCCAGAGCCTCAAGGTGGCCGTCATCAACTATGAATCGACGTGGCGAGACGGCATCTTTGAAAAGTTGCTGGAGTACGATGCCGACCTGATCATCGCGGACGAGAGCCAGCGCATCAAGACCCACGATGCAGCCCAGAGCAAATCGATGCACCAACTGGGCGACAAAGCCCGGTACAAGCTGATTCTCTCAGGCACCCCGGTGCAGAACGAGGCGGTGGACATTTTCAGTCAGTACCGCTTCCTCGACCCGACCATCTTCGGCACCAACTTCTACGCCTTCCGCAACCGCTACGCCGTGATGGGCGGCTTCAACCGCAAGCAGATCGTCCAGTACAAGGACCTCGACGAACTCATCCGCAAAGAGCATTCCATCGCCTACCGGGTGACCAAAGAGGAAGCCCTGGACTTGCCGGAGCAGACGTTCCAGACCCGGAGCATCATCCTCTCGGCCAAAGAGCGGGCCATCTACGACCGTCTGCGGCGGGACAGCTTCACCGAGTTGGACAACGGCGGGAAGATCACCGCCACAACGGTTCTGACCAAACTCCTGCGGCTGCAACAGTTCACTGGCGGCTTTCTGGTCGCAGACGATGCAGCCAAGCCGGAACTGGTCAGCACCGGGAAACTCGATGCCCTCTCTGACATTATCCAAGACTACGTTCTGGAGGGCAAAAAGAAATTGGTGATCTTCGCCCGGTTCATCCCGGAGGTCTTGGAGATCATCAAAAGGTCGGAGAGCATCATCGGCAAGAGCGGCATGAAAACCGTGGCCATTTACGGAGCCATCCCGAAAGAGCAGCGGGGCGACATCGTCCAGCAGTTCCAGAAAGACCCCTCCACAATGGTCCTCGTCGGACAGATCGACACGGCGGGCACCGGCATCACCCTGACCGCAGCCGACACCTGCGTCTACTACAGCGTCACATTCAACTACGCCACCTACTCGCAGAGCCTCGCCCGCATCCACCGTATCGGCCAGCGCAACACCTGCACATACATCCACCTCGTAACCGAGAACACCGTGGACAGCACCATCCTCAAGTCCCTGAGCAAAAAAGAGGATCTCGCCAAAACGGTGGTCGATGACTGGAGGCAGTTCTTTTGAAAATCTACATCGTGGACGGCACCCCGGTTTTAGACGGCACCCCGAAAGAGCTGGCTCAGTATCAGCGTATGGCGCAGCAGCTGGCGGTGTACGATGCCTACCAAAAATTGCTCAAAGCTATCGCCGAGGGAAAGCCACCCGGCGGGCAGCTTGAGGATAAACCACCCGCCCGGAAACGGGCAACCCCGAAAAAGAAAAGAAAGGATGAGAGCAATGGTTGATTCTTCGCAAATTCCCTATGCCATCGCAATCGACTTTGATGGCATCCTCTGCCAGAACGCCTACCCCGACATTGGAGATCCGAACTGGGACACAATCCATCAAGCCCTGAAAGAACAGAGCAACGGCGCAAAGCTGATTCTCTGGACCTGCCGGGAGGGGCGGTCACTGGAAAGGGCCGTCGCCGCTTGCGCAGGCTGGGGCCTGACGTTTGACGCTGTCAATGAGAACCTCCCGGAGTGGCGCAAAGCCTACAGAACAGATCCTCGAAAAGTCGGGGCAAACGAATACTGGGACGACCGAAATGTCATCAATGACAACGAAAGCCCGTTGCTTTTTCGTGCCCACCAGTGCGCAGAGGACCATGCGGAATGGGAGGTGCGCCGTCAATGCTTGGAGCAATCCTGACCATCGCAGCCCTCGCAGCCATCGGATTCTTTGGATACCTTCTCTGCTGGAAAGCTGGCGAAGCTGACGATCGAGCAGAGCAAGAGCAAATAGAACGCCTGAACAGAAAGGAAGAACACAAATGACACTGTTAGACATGGTGCGCGATTACCAGAGCCTTCTGGAGCGCAAGGAAGAACTGGCCGATGAGGTCAAGGCCAACAACGCCCTGATCGAGGAAGCCAAAGCGAACATCTCGCAGCAGATGATCGACGACGACTGCCCCTCGATCTCGGTCGGCGGCTTCAAGTTCACCCTGACCCCCAAGACCATCTACAACAAAAAGTCCGAAGCGGAGCTGGCCAGCGAGGGCATCAATTTCTTTGAGACCCTCCGGGAAGAGGGCCTCGGCGACATCATCGTGGAGAGCGTGAACACCCGCACCCTCCAGTCCACCATCAAGGCATACGTCGAGGAAAACGACGGCCTGAGCGAGGACCTCGCCAAGTGCATCAGCATCTTCGACACCTACGACATCACCCGCCGCCGTGAGAGCAGCCGGGCCACCAAGGGAGGAAAGAAATAATGGCAAACCAGAACTACCAGCAGACCGAGATGGATCTGCGCACCAATCTCCAGCAGGACGTGGACTGCAGGGTGGCCAGCGTGATCGATGATACCTACGATATGCTCAAGGATTACAACCCGCCCGCCGTGCGCAACCGCCACGAGGCATACGGCATCGCCGCCGACAACTTCACCCGGATCAGCGCAAAGGTCAAGTCCGTTCGGAATGACATGGACACCCTTCTCAGCACCTTGGCGAATCCCAACTACCCGGCAGTCGAGGCGGTCAGTTCCCTGCACAACCGGGTCAGCGAGCTGATTTCCCTGTCGATTGTCATGGCAGCCGAGATGAAGCGCACCATGAACGACCTCTACGAAGCTGAGCGCAAAGACGAAACCCCCACCCCGCTGGAACAGGCAGCGGCAGAAAATGATGGTTTTGAAGAAGCCGAACCCGCCGACGTTGAAGCCGACGATGAAGAATAAATAGGAGGACACATACTATGGCAACCGCAAAAAAGAGCACCGAACTGGCCCCCGTTGAGAACTTCGCCCTGACCACCGCCTACGACGGTCTCGACCCGGAACTGGCAGCCGAACTTAAGGATCAGATGGACGATCTGGACGATGAATCCGGCATCAACTGCCGAACCATCAAGATTCCCTCTGGCGGCAACCTTGCCTTCACGGTGCAGGGCGACGAGGACGGCGATGAGGACTACCTCAAGGACATCGAGGGCGTGATTGTATTCACGCACCGTATGAACGGCTACTGGCCGAACGCTTTCGGCAGCAGCACCAACCCGGAGGACAAGATCCCGGTCTGCTCCAGCATGGACGGCAAGTCCGGCCTGAACATTCGGACCGGCGAGATTTGCGAATGCGACAAGTGCCCCTGCAACCAGTACGGCAGCGACCCGAATGGCGGCAAGGGCAAGGCTTGCAAGAATATGCGCCGGATCTACCTCATGCGCAGCAACGACCCGAACCTCTATCTCCTTACGGTGCCGCCCACGAGCATCAAGGAAGTGAACAAGGCCCTCACCCGCATCATGGCCTCCAAGGGCATCCCCTACACCAACCTGATCGTCGGCTTCAAGCTGGCCAAGGCCACCAACGCCAACGGCATCAATTACGCCACCGTGGTGGTCGACAAGCGTGGCATCCTGCCCCCGGCAGTTGCTCAGACCGCCAAAGCCATGCGGCAGGAGATCAAGGCAAAGTACAAGGAGATTGCCATCACGATGGACGACTACAGCACCTCGGCCTCCAGCAACACCATGGCGGCAGACGAAAGCGCACTGGACGTTCAGGTGTCAGATACGGAGTTCACCGACGTGACCGACAAAGACAAGGATCTCCCCTTTGTTTAATCAGGCAGCAGCCCTATAAAATTTCATGCCCGCAGGGGGAACCGCATCGAGGCGGCTCCCCTTAAGGCATAAAGGGGAACAGATATGAAATTCAAGAAAGAATGGCGGTGGAGGCAGCATGGCGGCAAGAGAGATAGATCTTGATAAGGTGGTGGATTACCGTGCCGAGTACACCGCCGCGATTCAGAAATACAAGCTCGCCGGGGACAAGCTGACAGGTCTGTGCCCTTTCCATGAGGACAGGAACAACAGCTTCTCGGTCGATCTCAAGACCGGCAAGTGGCACTGTTTCGCAGAGGACCGGGGCGGCAACTTCGTGTCATTCTGGGCAGAACTGCATGGCGTAGACACAAAAGAGGCATACAAGCAGATTTTGGAGAAATACGGCGTTGCTGCCGAAACCCCGAAGCCCGCCAAAAAGGAAAAGGCCACAGTCCTCGAAGATTTCAGCCTTGCCGAGTATGCCTTTGCAAAGCATCTCCCGGAAGAATGGCTGGCCAAGACCTGCCGCCTCGAAACCCGGAAAGACCGCAACAACGGCACCGCATGGCTCTACATTCCCTACTACAACGCAGCCGGAGAAGAATCCACCTACCGCAAGCGGTACGCCCACAAGGACTTTCGCTGGCGCACCGGCAGCTCCGGCAAGATCTGCCTCTACGGTGAGTGGCGCATCCCTGAATTTGCCAACGCCGGGTACGCGGTCATGGTTGAGGGCGAGAGCGACACACAGAGCCTGTGGTACATGGGCATCCCGGCCATCGGTGTGCCGGGGGCCTCAATGTTCAAGCCGGAACAGTCCTCGGTGCTTCAGGGCCTGAAGCTGTACCTGCACCACGAGCCGGACGGCGGCGGCGACACCTTCATCCACAAGATCTGCACCGGCCTCCGGGATGGAGGCTACGAGGGCGAGGTCTACGAGTGGAGCTGCAAGGCTCTCGGCGAAAAAGACCCTTCCGACCTTTACATCAAGCATGGCCGGGAACAGGCTGCCAAGCTGATCCGGGATGCCCTGAAAACCGCAAAACCTGTGGACTACAAAAAAGAGGACATCCCCGAAGCGATCAGCGGCGCACCGATCAGTCTCCGACAGCCGGAGGGCTGGATTTACTCGGACAAGGGAATCAGCCGGATCGACGAAAAGAAGTTCCAGCCGGTCCTCTGCTGCCGCACCCCGATCATCCTGACCAAGCGTCTCCAGAGCATCGAAACCGGGGAAGAAAAAATAGAGGTAGCCTTTAAGCGAGACGGCGTCTGGCAGAGTGCCATCTACCCCCGGTCGGTGATCTTCCAGAGCCGCAGCATCACCGCCCTTGCAGATCTCGGCTGCACGATTACCAGCGAGAACTCGAAGCAGGTGGTCCGCTTCCTCGGAAGTCTCGAGGCCGAGAACATCGACATCATCCCCAAAGAGGACAGCACCTCCACCTTCGGATGGCAGCCCGGCAACAGGTTTGTACCCGGACACGCAGACGGCATCACGCTGGACATTGACCCATCCCAAAAGGCAATGGCCACGGCCTACTGCCAAAACGGAACCTTTGAAAGGTGGGTGGAGCACATGGCTCCGCACCGCAGCCGCCAGAAGTTCAGGTTCATCCTTGCGGCCAGCTTCGCCGCCCCACTCCTGC